TAGCAATTTAAATTTAACTTCTTTATTTATATTAAATCCTAAAAAAACAAGATCAAACCGTTTAGACATATCCTCTGTATAAAGCGTAACTTCTGCCCCTTTATAAATGCGAGTTTTATTTTCTCGAAACATATCATGTACGTAAATCCAAAATTCAGGATTTTTTATATCTTTTACGGTTATGTCTTTATTAACTGTTCCAACGTAACGTATATGTGTATATTCAAAAAGGTTTAAATCTTTTTTGTATATTTTAAATGTTTTTTTTTTTTTTTTTCCTTTATTTTGCGTTAAAATGTGACACAATATATAACGCGCGGAAAGGGTATTCCAAATATATTATGTCACAATATATAAAGATTAACTATATTAATCTGTATCTGTTGTAGAAATAGCCGTACCGTCTGATAAATCAATCGAACCGTTAGCATTAACAGCCGCTACAACCATTTTTTGAACAGCTGGCGTGGTTGTATCAACAACTGTAACAACATCATATAGTTTCATTCCTAACGCTGCACCGTTTGAAATGTATCCATCAACTCTTACAGTAGCTATTGTATCAGCACTTTTGTAGTGCCATTCTCTAAGACTATACGTTCCACCATTTCCTGCAATTGTAAGATATGGGAATCTTTCTGGGTTTGTTGCATCATATGCCATAAATAATCCTTTATATTAAAATTAAGCAGTTAAAACAGAATTGTCATCGTGAAGGATTTTTACAATACCCTCATCTTGAAGCTTCAAAGCTTCTGCGTGCATTGTTCCAGTACAATACGAATATTTGTTTTCTGAATTGTAACCCATTGCCATATCAATACCTGTAAAATGGCATCCATGACCTATAGAGTTTTTATGATATAGAAAACATGAAGCACTAGATGAACCTTGTCCGGGTAATCCTGTATGCGTAATCCAATGAACCCCCAACCATTTAATCATTTTAATAGTAGAACTAATTCCTCCGCTATTATCAATAATTGGTTTTGTTTCAACATAATCAATATTTGTAAATTGATCCATTTCAAGCAATTTTGCATAAAATGCAGGAGTAATAACTCCGTAAATTTCATTGCTTGTAATATCAACGTCATTATTAGCCAATAAAGCTAAAGCTTTGGTAATTTTAGAATAACTAACAACAGCCGCCGCACCTGCCGTTTGCGTAGCAGTATTTAATTCTTGAAGAATTTGATCATCATATTTTCTATGAATAACTGACATTGTAGAACGTGACATAATAGAACGTCTAATATTTGCTCCACCATGCGTTGATCTTAAATCAAAATCATTAACAGTTTCCTTATAATGCTCTTCTTTAAGCGTTACTGTTTTTTGAACAAGGTTAGATTTTTGAGATTGAATCTTTCCATTAGGGCCTCTTGTTGTTGTAGTTGCACCAGAGGCACTTCCAGCAATTAAAAAAACCGCTTGGTTTCCATTAATCTCTGTTTCAGTTATGCAAGTATTTCTTAACTTACTTTCTGTTTGCTCATAAGCTACAATTGCTTCTTGAACAAACAACTTTTGGTATGCTTCATCAGACATTTTATACCCTTTAAAATTATAATTAATAACGAATTACAGATTTTTCATAAGGGTTAATGCGTCCGCACGCCTTTTGACCTCTGTTAAAAAAATAAATCACGTCTTGTAAAAAGAATTAGCGACTTAAATATAAAAACAGTCCACGTCTTTTTGTAAAGAGTTTATGGAGTGTTTTTATTATAACAATATATTTAAATATTTGTCAAGTTATCCTTTAATTTTGGTCTCTGCTTCAAAAATTTCATATAAACGACTTACATGTTTTGGATTTTTTAACCATTCTTTATCATCTTTCATTTTAGATATTAATTCTTCTTTTTCATTATTTAAAGAAGAAACTGATCTTTGACCTATTGGCATTACTCGCGCTATTGGGTCAAGTTCGTTCGCAATATTCATTAATTGACGAATAACTGCTGGATTGCTTAAAAGAGGCACACCATCGCCACCAATAGCATTATCAATAATTTCTTTGTTATCGCCAAATTTATTTTTTAAAAAAGAATTTAAATGTTCAATAGACCGATCAAAATCACCTTTTAATTCTTTTTGTAATATTTCACTTGCAGTAATTGATTGTTGCTCAAACATTTCACGCTCTAAAGCGTCTTGTTTTTGTATATTGTCATAATGAAAATTAACAATTTTTTCAAAAGCGTCTTGAGGAATATTGCTATCATGTGCAATTTTTTTAAAAGAATTAATGACATCTTTGTCATCGTCACCTATAATCATTCCCTCTGGTGTTTGGTATTCATAGCCTTCTGATTCTTTTGGAATGTTATTATTTTTTCTATAGCTTTCTATTTCTTCCGGGCTTGATTCATTATTTATTTTTTTATTATGCAAAGCGTTATTAAGGCGACCAATTTCTGCTTGTGCATTTATAAGAGATTCTAGTGCATTTTCTGGCGATTTAAAACGTGATACGTATTCTTCTCTTTTAGACCTTAATTTTTCATCTTTAATGCTATTTAAATAGCTATCAGTCCAATGAGGTTCTTTTTCATTGGCTTTATTATTATTGTTTAAAGAATTTTCTTGAGGTTGTACTGCTTGTGGTTCAGTATTTGGTAGTGTTTTTTCTAACGATGTGTTTATTTCTGCACCATTATTAAGCGCATTAGAAATATTATTGCTTTCTGTAGTAGGTGTGCTTTCTGTAGTAGGTGTGTTTTCCATATATATAATCCTTGATTTTGCGTTGATAAAAAGTTATTATTTAAATGTAGTTTCTAGCTGTGTTAAATAGGGATTAATTTATTTAATCCTTATTTTTTAATTTTATTAATTTTTCTCTTTCAATTTTTGATTCCAAATCTTTTTTTTCAATTATTTTAGGATCTTCTGCTATTGTTTGAAAAATTATATTAGCGACAAAACGTCTTCCTTCATTAAAATCTGTTAACCTTTCATTTTTAGGATGAAATGACATATTATAATATCCACAAGCTTCTTTCTGTATCCAATTTAAAGCTTGTTTTTGTTGGCTTTCTGTGGCTTCTCCGTTTATTAATGCGCGTAATGCATATATATCTTGTGCCGTCACTTCATAAGACGCAATTCCTAACTTACTTGTATTTTTTAACATATTATTCTCCAGTAATAGCTTGCGCACCTTTTCCGGCTTCTTGAGCCGCCTGTCCAGTTTGTGCTATCATATTTATTTGTTTTTGTTGTTGTTCGTTTTCTGTTTCTTGTTCAATAATTTCTTCCATTTCTTCTTCTGTATGCAACCATTTTTCAGGTATTTTTATTCCTGTAAATGTATCTCTTAAAGCTGTTTCATTTTTGACAAGCTTAACAGTCGATGGTTCCATTTCAGCCGCTACTCTTAAAAGGTTAGCCGCTTCTAAATAGCGTTGTCCTTTTTCTCTTCCCTCTGCTTCAATCAAAGGCGATTCAAAAGTAAATTCTATATTTTTTCCTTGTAGCTCTTCTGGAACATCCTCAAAACTGCCAAAAGCATTTCTTGCATTAAGCAAATCAAAAACCATTTCGCACATATTAGCGTTATATTCTGTTTCAATTGATTGGAATAATGGCAAAGCACCTCTGATATACTCCTCTATTCTTTGGGATACTTCTGTAGCTGTCATGTCTCCAGTTTGTTGGGGTAATGCTAATTTATTTAAGAAAAAAGCTTCTTGAATCATTGCTTTTGTTTCTTCTCTAATATTAACGCCAAAGGCAAGCCCCGATTTATCCATAGACATAGGCCGCAAAGCATCCCCCAGTCTTTCATCATATTCATAATCAATCCATGTAATCCCCCCAGCGTGCATATTTACGTCTGATCTAACCGTTTCACTTGTTGCTACTATTGGAGGATTTACAGCTTTTTCTCCTGCTTCTAATAAAGTTAATGACATAGATTGAATTAATCTTGCATCAGGCAATGCACAAACTGTTGCAGGTGAATAAGCATATTGCGAACCTGATATTGTCTGCCATCTTGGAATAACATAATGTAAAACTGGTGTTGGCGTTTCTTCCATTACATGATTGTTATCTGTATCTATCCATATAGAAACATACGGCAATTTGTACTTTCTTCCGTCTTCTCTTTTTTCCCATTTGTCTGTAGAAATAACAACATGACGACATTTAATTTTTCGCGTAGGATCTTTTTTAGCGGCTTCTTTTACTTTTGAATGTGTATTATTTCCAAAATAATAACATATATTTTCTGCTGTTTCTTCCCAGTTTCTATGAACTTCGTCTACATTTCCAGCGTGATCTTCAAACCATATTAAATCTTTTAAATGCCATGAACGAAACAATAACCCGGTTAAATTTTGATTATATTCTATAGAAAATACGGCATTTCCAAAAGTTGCATAATCCGAATCTGTTTCATTTGTTGCCCTATCAAATCCCGATGTTCTATTAAACATAAACATCCGCATCCTACTGTCTACATATTCAAGATATTGTTTACTAAATCCTGTCACGTCAGGCATATTTTGAATTTGAACAGAAAACCAATTTTTACCTCGCGGCCTTAACATTGTTTTAATTGCATTGCTTAAGTCACGCCTTGCAAGAATAGGATAAGAAGTTGTTAAATGAGACGCAAATTCTTCCCCCAAAGACCACGAATTAGTAAATGTAGCTCTTTCAGGATAAAAATTTAAAGCCATAGATTGCCACAAAGAATCAATGCTGGATCTGTCAGAAAAACCTTGAGAGCCTATTTTTATAATATTCTCAATTCTTTTTTGCATATTTAAGCCTTGTTTCTATTCCTTAAATTTGCAAGACCTAAACCACGCCTTTTTTTTCTTGCAACATTGCGATTTTCTTTTAAACCCATATGTCTTTTGTAAGGATCATCATTAGACCGAACAACATTTATTTTGTCAGATAAAGCTCTTTGCGTAGCACCTTCAAAATCCATTCTTCTTATGTCGTCTAATCCTGCCAGATTATCTTTTACTAATTTTTTAGTTTGTAATTTCCCTTTTTTAATACGATCTTTAGCTCCTTTAAAATCACCTCTTGCTATGTCGTCACCTGCTCCTAATGCATCTTTAGAAACATCTTCAAATGTGCGCCCTGCCCTTTTTACAGTGCTTTCAATAGGTTTATAGACTTTCTTTGCTTTTTTAGTCATAATCTTGAACTCCTAATTTTTCTCTGTTTTTTTGAGTCAATACTGTACTTAATCGACCGCCTTTTTTTAGACGCTTTGCAATTTGTTTTTTTCTAGCCATTTTTATAACTTCATCGTCAGGTGTTGGCATTACAGGCATTGGTTCAGGTTTTGGTATTTTTGGAGTCTTCATATTATTTTTTTTTATTATTAGTTTTTTTAGTTGTTAAATTGGATTTTTTGGAAGATTTTTTTTTATCCTTAACAAGTAATTCTTTTTTTTTGCTTAAATTAACATTGATAAAAAGATTTTTAATTTTCTTAATCAAGCCTTTCTTCTTCTGTTACTCTACCCCATATTTTTTTTTTTTTTCAAATTGTTAAATTCGTTACTTCTCTTTCTTATGTCATTATATACTTTTCTTTCTGGATTTATACCTATACGACCATTCCAAAAAGCCATTACAACGGCATCGCCACAATCAGGGGAACGCCCCATTTTTTCTATAAGTTTGTTTTTAGGTGTTATTTGAATACCCCTTGTTGTTATTTCAAAAGTTGGCGCTGTTAAATCTGATATTAACTCTCTATCATCAGGCAAACAAATGCAAGAGCCTCCTATTTGATTCGGATCTAATGCTTCTCTAAATAAATAATAAGCGGCTGAACGAACATTGAAAAAAGAAAATTGACGGTCTCTTGTTCTTTTTGCTGTACTTTCACCCCCTTTATATGACTTAATAAAGTTTTTTCCTAAATTATCAATTAAACATTCATACGCCCCACTTCCAAACCCCCCACTCATATCAAGTGTAATTTCTGCATTGTCTTTTCTATTTTGAACTATATGACCAGCAACATCACGCCCATAAGGTGTATTTTTACCTTCAACTTTAATCAATCTATCAAACCAATAATCATACCTTACTGCAATAACTGTTTTATCTTTTCCACCCATAGCAATATCAACCCCCATATTGCACATTGGCACGCCCTCCGGCGGATAAGGATGTTTTTTCCACCTATCAACAGCATCCTTTACCCATTGTGTAGGAATTACTTGATAATCTTGATCCCCCCTTGCGTTCATAAATTCGCCATTTAAGAGAATTGAACGCTGAGGTTCAGGGATTAATTGTAATTTTTTTTCATAAGCTTCTGAATCAATATAAGGGTTGTCTCTATGCGTGGAACGGATAACAGAACGAGAATGAGGTTTATATTTTTTTCCATTTATAACAATTTCCTCCTCGCTTTCCACTTCTTGTGACTGCCCATTGTCATCCATTATAAAAAATCTAAGTTCACCACATTTTGCTGGATTAACATGGGTATCATCTAGCCACGGAGCAAAAAATTCACACATCCAATCACCTGTAGAGTCTAAAGGCGGATTCGTACCAATAACCAGGCGTGTTCTTTGGGTAGGGTCAACAGTCCTCAACCAACCCACAAGCATTAAAATAGCTTCCTGTGGTAATTGCGCGCCTTCATCTACATATATTAAATCAAAAGGTCTACCCTGTTTACCATAATCAATGCCCCCCTTGGTTTCCAAACCTTCAAAATATATTTTTCCACCTGTAGGTTTTGTATATGAGGGACGATTGCCGCTAACAAATCCATTTAAGCCTTTACCACTTTGAGAAAGTAAACGCTTTGCATCATCGACAAGCCCGGATAAATCTGCAAATTGCCGGCGTATAATTAAAGAGTTTTTATGAACTGGATTAAGCGCTAATCCTAACCCTAAAGCGGATTTAGAACTACCCGGCGTGCCACCAAACAATAATATGTCGGCTTTTGAATTATAAGCCATTGTCTGCGGCCCCGGATTCGGAATTAAAATCATTTCTTTTGTTGCTTGTTCAGCAAGTAATATAATTTCTTTTTGTTTTTCCTCTGTTAATGAATTAACCCTCTCTAAAATCTCATCTAATAATTTCATTATTTCGATTCTTGACTAGAAAGCAAAAAAGCCAATTTTGCGGCCAACTCATTGCCCTGTAAAGCTTCTTTGAGATTGTCTCCTATATCTAATTCACTTTTACTAGAGTTGTTAAAGCAATTAATTCTATTATGGTTTCCTGCGTCTTTTAATGCTTTTTGACGGTCAGCAAGTTTGATTTTTGTTTCTATAACTTCATTTTCTGAGTTTGTTTTTGTAGTTATCTCGTCCACGCAATACATTAAATCATAGTCTAAAGGATCAATGCTCAGTTTAATATTTCCGTCTTCATCTTTTTTGTAAAAATCTGCTACGTTAGCACGCGCAAGCATTGACGATCTCATAAGGACTTCATCGCCTTTCATATTAATTCTGTCACATTTTTCTTGCAATAAAATGTCAATATATTCTTTCATGTAGGGTTTTGTAGTGTTTTCGTACCCTGTCGACCTAGCATTTTTTTCTGCATATCCTGCTTTTTCTGCGGCTTTTGTGGCATTCATCCCATTATTTATATAATGCGTACAAAACAATTTTTGCCTCTCTGTCATTTTGGCAAGAAGTTCTTTTTTTCTTTTTTTGTTTTTAGACATTTAAAAAATTAACACAATATAAATATATTACTACATTAAAGGAGATTTCACAAATGTAAGGTCTTTTCTTTCCTCTACTTTTTCTTCCTCTCTTGGCACTTCCTCAAATTCTGATTCCTCGATTGCTTCGGGCTTCTCATGAGCATCGAATGGGATAGTAACACGATCTATTTTTTTTAAATCTTCGGGGTTTTGTGCTTTTG